ATGTTCTTAATTCCCCTGAAAACGCCTCAATCAGCCACTATCGGTTCGAACCGGATGCAAACCAGTCATGACGGCCCAAAAGGGCTCAGAAGGGCTACAAACGGCTGAGGAAGGGGTAGCAGAAGTGCGTTATGGCTCCCAAACCCCTAGAATCCGATCCAAACCGCTCGATCTGCCTACTCGAGGCGATGAAATGATCCAGTTCTGCAAAGATATCGGATTCCCGTTGCTACCTTGGCAGGAACAACTGGCTCGAGACTGTCTTAGATATAAGGCCGATGGTCGCTGGGCTCACCCTTTAATAGGCATTATGTTGCCACGCCAGCAAGGCAAATCGACCTTCATGGCGCTTAGAATCTTGTTTGGTATCTATGTCCTTGATGAGAAAATGCACCTAGCTACAGCTCACACACTTAATACGGCTGCGGAAATTTATTTAAAGATAGGCGTAATGATTGAGAACAGCGCATTATTGATGGAAAACTTTGAAAAGAAGTACGAGAGCAAGGGTTCTCAGGAAATGCGCTTTAAGAATGGCGCTCGGTACTTGATCCGTGCGGGTAACTCGGCCGCTCGAGGTATTGCCGCTCCAGATGTAATCCATATTGATGAGTTACGCGAATTTGAGACAGAAGATGTCTGGTCCTCGATGAGATATACACAAATGAGCAACCCAAACCCACAAAGCTACGTTTATTCAAACGCTGGTCATTCTGGATCGGTTCTATTGCTTAAGTTTAGAGAACGAGGACTAGCAGCTTCAGAAGGAGCAAATGATTCGATTGGTTGGTTTGAATGGAGCGCAGTACCGGGAGCCGATATTACAGACGAAGAAGCCTGGTATCAATCAAACCCATCTTTAGGGCATACAGTACATGTAGATAACATCAAGGACGCGTTATCCGATCGTGAGGACATCTTCAGGACGGAAGTTCTCTGCCAATTCGTGTCCATGATAAACCCGGTTATATCTGAGGCAGAATGGAAGAAATGTAAGGCGGAAGTGCCAGCCCTCGATGTCGAGAAAGATACTTGGATGGCGATCGATCTCAGTCCGGACAGAAAACACGGCTCGCTTGTTGCCGGACAGAGAATTGAGGGCGATAAGTTTATGGTCACGCTACTTCATACCTGGTTTAACCCAGTTGCCCTCGATGATAAAGAAATGGCTAACGATATTGCGTTCTGGGTGCGCAAGTTCCCGGTTAATCAAGTTGCATTTAGCAAGTCCACCGCCGGATTCGTAGCAGCTCGATTACAGCCAGCAGGAATTCCCATGTATGAAATTGGGGGCCAAGATTATCAGCAAGCATGCGATGAGTTCGTTTCGGCCGTGACATCGATGCGCCTTCAGCACGGAGATCAGGAAGAACTTACTAAGCAAGTCCTAAGCGCTGTAAAACTCAATAAGGGCGATGGCGGTTGGGTCATGGGACGCAAGGCTTCAGGAATTGTCTGTGGCGCAGTAGCTGCTGCAATGGTTACTCATTTTGCGACACGCGCTGAATCTGAAGTGGACATTCAGATAGGTTAATGTCTAGGCAATAGCGTATAATATGTCCAATGGGAATCCGGGACATTTTTACATCATCAAAGCCAGCAGTCGAGATTACAGTCGATGCCGCTTCTACTCCTGCTCCATTCAATAACACAGGTTCATTTAATCCTTTCGTATTTACCCAATCGGTTGCAAGCCGCCAACAGGCTATGGCAGTTCCTACCATCGCTCGCGCTAGAAACATAATCTGCACGACACTCGCCGGACTTCCACTTGAGCAATACTCAAAACTCAATGGCGGACATCAACCAACACCAGCAGTAATTAATCAACCAGATCCACGCGTTCCTGGCTCTGCCATTTACGCTTGGCTTGCGGAAGACCTCCTCTTCCACGGAATTGGTTATGGCCAAGTCCTCGAGCAGTATGGCGATACGGGCAGAGTTCGTTCATGGACTCGCGTAGCACCAGATCGCGTAACTCCTAAACTTAACCATCTTCAGACTGAGATCGTTGGCTATCAAGTCGATGGTTCAGTCGTTCCTAATCAAGGCGTTGGTTCGCTAGTCGTATTTTACGGAATGGACGAAGGACTTCTCAACCGCGCAGGCCGCACGATTCGCGCAGCTCATGCATTAGAGCAAGCCGCAGAAACTTTCGCTAAAGAGCCAGTACCTTTGCAAGTTCTAAAGTCCAACGGCACTAATCTTCCGGCTGAACGTATTTCTAAACTTCTAGAATCATGGCGCACCGCTCGACTCACTAAGTCTACTGCGTTCTTAAACGCCGATGTAGAATTGCAAGCGTTGGGCATCGATCCAGCTAAGTTACAACTCAATGAGGCACGCCAATACGTTGCTCTGGAATTGGCTCGCGCTTGCAACCTTCCTGCGTACTTCGTAAGCGCTGAAATGACGAGCATGACCTACTCCAATGCAGTATCGGAGCGCCGTTCGCTTATTGATTTCTCTATGAAGCCGATCCTTACCGCGATCGAGCAAAGGCTCAGCATGCCAGATTTTATTTCACAAACCTCAACCATCCGTTTCTCGCTAGACGAGTTCCTTCGTACCGATGCGCTACAACGCGCTCAGGTTTACGAGATTCTTAACCGCATTGGCGCTATGAGCGTTGAACAGATTCAAGAAGAAGAAGATTTAATTCATAACGAAGGAGAAAACGCATGAAGATAACAATGCCCGTAGCGATTACGGCTGCCGATTCAGAGTCACGCATTATCGCTGGCCGTATCGTATCCTGGAACGCTGAAGGTAATACCTCAGCCGGACGCACCATGTTTGAAAAGGATTCGATCAAGATGTCTAAGAACACCAAACTCGTCCTCCAGCATGACGTAACCCGTCCACTTGGAAAACTTGTTAGCTTCGAGCAGGATGAAACAGGCATCATCGCAGAATTTAAGATCGCCAAGACAACCGCCGGTAATGACGCATTGGAAGAAGCTGCAACTGGGCTTCGTTCCGATTTCAGCGTGGGCGTAGATGTCGAAGAATGGAATAACAAGGATGGCGTAATGGCTATCAGCGCAAGCAACTTGATCGAGGTCAGCCTCGTTACAGATGGCGCGATTCCAGGCGCCGAGGTCGCGAAAGTAGCGGCGGTAGACAACGAAGTTTCTGAGCCAACTCAGGAAGAAATACCATCAACCACAGAAGGAGAACAAGTGTCAGACACTACCGTTCCAGAAGTCGCTCCTGCCGCAGAAACGGTAGAGGCTGCAAGAGTCGAAGTTAAGGCTGCAACTGCACCTTATATTTCGACAACAGTTCGTAACCCTATCGTTGATAAGGCTTCTTATCTCGAGCATTCAGTTCGCGCAAAGCTAGGTTCAGAAGAATCTCGTATGTACGTTGCAGCCGCAGCAGACACAACAGATAACGCTGGCCTCGTTCCAACACGCCAACTCACAGAGGTCATCAACGGCATCTCAAACGCAGATCGCCCAATCATTGACTCAATCTCTCGCGGCGCTCTACCAGATGCTGGTATGACTTTCGAGATCCCAAAGATCACAGTTGCTCCAACAGTTGCAGTAGCATCTGAAGGCGGAACTCCATCAGAGACAGATCAGAACTCAGCGTTCGTGTCAGTTCCAGTTCAGAAGTTTATTGGTCAGCAGACATTCAGCCTCGAGCTTCTCGATCGTTCATCTCCTGCATTCTTTGCAGAACTCGTACGTCAAATGGAGTTCGCATACGCAAAGGCTACAGATATCGCAGTAGGTACAGCTCTTATCGCTGGTGGAACAGACGGCGGAAATCGCGCAGCACTTACAACAGGCGCTCTAGTAGCAGACTTCGTTGCAGATGCAGCAGTTTCTATCTACAAGAACACTCTAGGATTCGCACAGAACATTGTCGTATCTCCAGAACAATGGGGCGCGCTAATGGGCTTGGTCGATTCTGCAAACCGTCCAATTTTCACACAGACAATCAACCCTCAGAATGCTGGCGGAGATTTGACTGCAACAGCAGTTCGCGGAAACCTCCTCGGGCTCAACCTTCGCGTATCTCGTAACCTCACAGATACACAAGGACTTGGCGATAATACACTTATCGTTATCAACCCAGATGCGTACACATGGTACGAGTCACCACGCCTATCACTCCAGACAAACCTTATCTCTTCAGGTCAGGTTCAAGTTGGATATTACGGTTATGGCGCAGTTGCAACGAAGCTAGGCGCTGGCGCTTACCGCTTCATGGTTGCGTAGTCACAAACTAATCATGGGGGGGCGGTTGCTCCCGATCGCTCCCCCAGTCGTTTACTAGAGAGGATGTAGAGATGGCTTCAATTGTTACAGTTGCAGAACTAAGGTCTATCCTTGGCGTCTCTACGTCCCTCTATAACGATGCTTATTTAACAGATGTGATTGACACGGCTGAGGCCGTAATTTTGCCTATGCTCGTCACTTACGCTTCACCAATTTCAGCAGTCGAGCTAGAAGACAACATCGCCACTTATCAAGTGCTAGGCGATAACAATTTCTCAGAGGGTCAGAGCGTAGTAATTACCGGATGCGGCTCCCCTTTCAACGGAACATTTACCATTCTAGAATCAAGCAATTACGATGTAGATACATTTATCGTCAATTCAAACTCTCGCATATTCGTAGATGGCGTTTACAGAGATTTCAACGGTTTCTTTACCGTAGCAATTACAAGCGCTGATGTCACAGAGCGCAAGGTTATTCCTTCAGGACGTGCAACCCTATCTGGGGCTTCTACTTATGTCGGAGTTAGCGCAGTCGAGTCAGCAGTTCTTGCCGTATCGGTAGAAGTATTTCAATCTCGCATAGCTCCGGGTGGACAGATCGAGGGCGTGGACTTTACAAACGTCAGCCCTTATCGCTTAGGCCGCAGTCTCTTTAACAGAGTTTCAGGGCTTCTAGGTCCTTATATTGACACCGATTCAATGGTGCAATAATGCCAGCATCGACCATCCTTGACACAGTTCGTCAGCCATTAGCAACAGCTTTCGCGAACGTAGCGGGCAACGTCTATGCGTACGTTCCCGAGGCTCCTATGGTTCCTTTCGTAGTGACCGTCCCAGATTCTCCTTATCTTGAATTAGAGACCATCAATAAATCAACGCTTCACATTAAAATTAATCTAGTCATTTCAGTCGCGGTTGCATATAACAGCAACCCGGCATCGCTCGATAATCTCGAGCAGCTCGTAATCAGTGTTCTGAAGGTGATCCCAGCCGGGTACACAGTCGGAGCGGTTGAAAAACCAACAGTAACTCAAGTCGGCCCATCTAATTGCTTGGTGGCAGATATCAGAGTTTCTACCTACTACACACAGACAAACTAAGGATAAATAATGGCAACCACAGTAATCACAGGTCGCGATGTGGCTCTATCTTTCACAGGTGGAACAGATATTGACGCACAAGCGACTTCAGCAGTTCTTACAAAGACCAACGTCCGCGAGGTCTATCAGACACTCGATGGCGAAGAGGTTAAGACAGTCAATATCGAAGGCTCATTTGCTCTTTCAATGCTTGCTGATTGGGGTAAGGCGAATTCAGTATGCGAAGCTCTATGGACAGCAGCAGAAACAGCACCAGACAACAGCATTACAATCACAATGACAGCAGTCACAGGCGCAGTTTTTGCGTTTGATGTATTTCCAGAATTTCCTACAGCAGGAGGCTCAGGAACTGATGCTCAGACAGTAGACTTTACATTCAAGGTCAAGCGTGGAGCAGTAACAGAAACATTCAGCTAAAAACTAGAAACGGGAGCAAACAATGCAACAGAACATAACAATTAAATATATTGACGGAACAGAAACCACTTACCAGGTGCGTCCGCCAGATTACGCTAAATGGGAAGTAACCACTAAAAAGGTTATTGGTCAGTTTGGCGGAATGTGGGACATCCTTTATGTAGCTCATAGCGCTATGAAAAGAGATGCCGGAGGCAAGCCAGTTAAGCCGCTCGATGTCTGGATGGAATCTGTCGCTGATGTCGAAGTCGGTGATGAGAGCCCAAAAGTCATGCAAGAGGAAGCGTAAGCCGACTCTTAGTGGAACTGGCAATCGCCACTCAGATCCCCATGGATCATTGGCGGACAGGTGAGGATATCTTGACCGCTATAGAAGTATTGGAGGAGCGCAATCGTGGCAAGTGAGCAAGTAGCACTAGATCAGACTGAACTTCGCCAAGTCTTCAAGGCGCTTAAAGGTATGTCGGAAGAAGCACGAGAAGAAGCTAAACGCCAGTCGGGAGCGCTGGCGGAATTCGCTCGATCAGAGATTATTCAGACGGCTCAGTCAAGGCCAAGCGCAGCAGTAGCCGGACGTATTGCAAGCGGAGCCCGTGTTAAGAAGTCAAGCCGTATTGGCGAGATTACTTACGGGTTTGCTTCTCAGAAGTTCTCAGGTGGAGCAACCACTAAAGATATCTGGGGCGGTTCAGAGTTCGGTTCTAATAAGTATAAGCAGTTCCCCGTTTGGTCAGGCCGTGAAGGCCGAGGCTCTAAGGGCTGGTTTATCTATCCAACATTACGCAGGATCCAACCTGAAATCGTTGCAAGATGGACAGAATCATTTACTAAGATATTGAAGGAGTGGGGATAATGGCATCAACTTCAAGAGCCTTAACGCTCAAACTCCTAGCAGATGTCGATAACTTTACCAAGGGTTTAAACAAGGCAGATAACGAAGTCTCTAGTTTTGGAGACAAGGTAAGCAAGTTTGGAAAGGTAGCCGCAGGCGCTTTCGCTGCTGCTGGAGTCGCCGCCGCCGCTTATGCCGGAAAACTATTAGTAGATGGCGTCAAGTCCGCGATCGAGGACGAAGCCGCTCAGTTGCGCCTTGCTACTGCCCTAAAGAATGTCACGGGCGCTACAGATGCCCAGATAAGCGCCACAGAAAGTTATATAACTCAAACCACTCTTGCTACTGGCGTAACCGATGATGAACTTCGTCCATCGCTTCAGCGTCTTGTTACTGCGACTGACGATGTAGCAAAAGCTCAAAAACTCCAAGGTCTGGCTCTTGATATCAGCGCAGGTTCAGGCAAGTCACTTGAGGCCGTTTCTAATGCTCTTGCAAAGGCTCAGGAAGGCCAAACCGCAGGACTTGTAAAACTTGGCATTGGACTTTCAGCAGCAGAACTTAAAACCATGTCAATGGAGCAGATCACCGCTAAATTGGCTGACACTTTCGGCGGACAAGCTGCAACCCAGGCAGATACCTTTGCGGGCAAGATGCAGCGCCTTCAGGTGGCTTTCGATGAAGGCAAAGAGACGGTGGGATCATTCGTCCTTGATGCCATTACTCCTTTAGTCTCAGGCTTCGTCAATAATGTTATTCCAGCCATTCAGAAATTATCTGAAGAATTAGGACCTAAGCTAACTCCTATTTTCCAAACGCTTACACGATACATATCAGAATATGTTATTCCAGCGTTTAGGGCTGCTTGGTCTTTCATTACAGAATATGTCGTTCCTGCATTACGCGACTTCTTGACACCAATCATTAATAGTTTGCGAGCAGCGTTTGAAAAGGTTGCGGGCAAGATTAAAGAGAACGAAGAACAACTTAAGCCATTGCTTGCATTCTTTAAGGCGGTCGCCACATTCGTTCGCGATGTCTTGGCGCCGGTACTTGGTAGGATTTTGGGTAACGCATTCGAAGTTCTGGGAACAGCTATAGGGATCGTTATAGACCTGTTCTCTAACCTGGTTGATGTCGTTAATAAGGCTTTCAACGCCATTAAGGCAATCGTCAATTTCGTTAAGAATAACCCAGTGACGCAGGCTCTTGGTGGCGTTATTGATAATGTATTCGGCGGAGGTCGCGCTAACGGCGGGCCAGTCAGAAGCGGCACTTCTTACATCGTAGGCGAGCGCGGGCCAGAACTATTCGTCCCTAATACGAACGGCCTAATCATTCCTAACGGCCAGAGCATGTCCGGAACTTCTGGTTCTAACCAGGGCTCAACAATCAACATAACCGTTAATGGCGCGATCGATAGCGAGTCCACGGCTCGCCAGATAGTGTCGATTCTTAACAATTCCTCAGCTCGAGGAACTCTAGGAAGTCTGGCCTTTAATACATGACCGCTTGGACCCCAGAATATCTAGTTAAAATTAATGGGACGGTTTTAACAGACGTCACCCTAGCTAACTTTACGATAACTTCTGGCCGCACCGACATCTATTCGCAACCCGTTGCTGGCTATTGCCAAATTCAGTTGATTAATTTTAATAACCAGTCCTATCCCTTTAACGTGGGAACAGGGCTGACGATCGAGGTAAAGAACACTAGCGGGACCTTTATCCCTATCTTCGGCGGTTACGTTACCGATTATGGGACTTCGGTTAATACTGCAGGAGCCGTAGGATCAACCACTCTTTTAACTATCGTTGCCTTAGGAGCATTATCTAAACTTCCTAAATTGATCGATGCCGGAGTCTTATCTAAAGATTATGACGGTGATCAGATTTACACACTTCTGAGCGGATACTTACTAGCTCAATGGAACGAGGTTCCAGCAGCGCAAACTTGGGCCGCTTATGACCCCACAGTAACTTGGGCCAATGCCGGAAATATTGGACTTGGTGAAATCGATCAACCAGGCGATTATGAAATGATTGCTAGGACTTCAAGCCTTACAGATATTTATAGCCTAGTTAGCCAGATTGCTACCTCGGCCTTAGGTTACATTTACGAGGATGCTAACGGAAACATTGGATACGCAGATAGCACCCACAGACAAGATTATCTAGCCAATAACGGCTACGTTGAACTGGATGCAGGACAAGCCCTAGCTACCGGTATTGCGACTACGGTTAAATCTGGCGACATTCGCAATAAGTACACTATTGGCTACGGTGGCGGTAATAACACTTACACAGCTGAAGACCTGCAAAGCCAGTCCCTTTATGGCCTACAGGCTCAAAGTTTTACTTCTAACATCGATAAACTATCAGATGCGACACTTGTCGCAGATCGCTATATAGCTCTTAGATCGTTCCCTTACGCCCAGTTTGAGTCAATTACTTTCCCACTTGGAAACCCTGAAATAGACAATACAGACCGAGACGCTCTTCTTAATGTATTTATGGGCATGCCAGTCTGGCTACAGAATTTACCCACTAATATTAATGACGGCAGCTTTCAGGGCTACGTTGAAGGCTGGACTTTCCGAGCCTCGGTTAATGATCTTTCGGTGACGTTTAACGCTTCTCCCGTAAACTTCTCCCAAGTTGCGGTAAAATGGGAACAGGTAAGCGCGGCAGAAACATGGAATACCCTTAACACAAGCCTAACCTGGCTTAATGCGATTGGAGCAGTAGCGTAATGGCAACAACAACCACTAACTTTGGATGGGATATTCCTCAGTCCACAGACCTAGTAAAGGATGGCGCTACCGCTATTGCCGCACTTGGTCAAGACATCGATACCGCTTTAGTCGATCTCAAGGGCGGAACTACTGGACAAGTCTTAGCTAAGGCCTCCAACACAGACCTAGATTTTACATGGTCTAACGCCGATCCACTCACTATTTTGGATGCCAAAGGCGATTTAATCACAGCAACCGCGGCCGACACACCAGCGCGGTTAGCAGTCGGCACTAATGGCCATGTATTGACCGCAGACTCTACAGCTGCGACTGGTCTTAAATGGGCTGCTGCCGCGGGCGGTGGCAAGGTTCTTCAAGTAGTTTATGCTGAAACATCAACCGCCACAACTGTTGCATCCACAACATTTACAGATTCAACTTTGACAGCCACAATTACGCCATCAGCGGCGACAAGCAAAATTTTGGTAATTTTTAGCCAAGCCTTATACACCGAACGCAGCACCAATGTATGCGCTGGAGAGGTAAGGCTATTGCGCGCTTCAACCGTAATTAAAGATTTTAAAACAGTTTCATCGCTCGGTCTTGCTGGAGGATCAGCCTTTTGTGCAATCGACTCGATTCCAACTGCAAGTTATTTAGACAATCCATCGACAACATCGGCGACCACTTACAAAACACAAATTAGAACGGAACAGACCGCCAATAGTGGTTTTGTAATTGGTCAAAGAAATTCCAATCCTTCAACAATTACACTAATTGAAATAGGTGCATAATATGGCAACAGGCGCAGAAGTACTTTCAATGCTTATTCCAGACGGCGGATGGGCTATTTCTGGCGATAATTTTGATGGTATTACGTTTATAGAAGCCAAACCCATAACAAAGGCAGCATTTGAAACAGGTTTTGCTAAATACGATGCGTGGAAAGTGGAACAAGAAGCAACGAAGTCAGCCGCTAAGGCTGCGCTACTTGAGCGTTTAGGCATTACTGAAGATGAAGCGAAATTACTGCTGGGATGAAACCAGTATTATGCAAGGCTGGGCAACAGTTGCGCGAACAGTTTGATGATTCCTTCCCAGATCGTGATAGGCGTTCCGATGGCTGGATCGGCGATCTCCGTCATTCAGCGCGTCCTAGTGACCATAATCCTGATCCAAAGGCTGGGATGGTTGTCAGAGCGATCGATGTCGATCGAGATGTCCATAAGTCCGGCAAGCCAGACCTCATGCCCGATATTGCAGATCAGATTCGACTCGCCGCCAAGGCAGGAGAGAAGCGTATCGCCTACGTTATCTTTAACGGGAAAATTGCATCGTCTCGCATGGGCTGGCGCTGGCGCAAGTATTCTGGAAGCAATCCGCATAATCATCATTGCCATATCTCTTTCACTAAGCAAGGCGATGCAGACAGTTCGTTCTTTAATATACCGCTACTAGGAGGCAAATAATGGAAGCAATTATCTACGCAACTTTAGGACTCATTGCGATTCCAGTAATCCGTGCAGCGATTAAGTCTTACCGAGCAAAGAAGGCCGTGGGCGATATTGTCGCTGATGCCCTAGAAGCTGCGGTCGATACAGTTGAGAAGAAGAAATGAGCCAGAGCGATTTCTTTACTCTCTATTTTGCTAGCCTTGCCGTTATCGGTGGCCTTGCCGGGTATGTAATCACCCATCTATTATCAGAAATTAAACGCCTTAATTCGCGTGTCGATGAGATTTATAACATCCTTCTCGAGCGATAATTTTTAACATGGCAAAGAAGAAGGTCATCGATCTCGATACTTATTCACAGTTAGACGCATGGGCAATTAGCCTTCATGAGATGTACAGAGCCTTAAGACGTGCAGGCTTTGCAGTCGATATGTGTCTAGCAATCATTACCGATCGAGATTCTTATCCTGACTGGATCCTGCCATCGATCCCTGACCGAGTGGATCGCCTACCCTATGAGGACGATGACGAGGATTAAATGAAGCGCATAGTCATAGTGAGCGACCTACAGGTTCCGTTCCACGATCGACACGCAGTCAAGAATTTAGCCAGTTTTATAAGTAAGTTTAAGCCGCACGAAGTAGTAACAATAGGAGACGAGATTGACTTTAACACGATCTCAAAATGGTCGGAAGGAACCCCAGAGGCTTATGAGCAAACTCTTGGAGACGATCGCGATGAAGCTATTCAGGTTCTTTACGATTTACAAGTAACTCAGATGATCCGGTCTAACCACACGGATCGCCTTTACAATCAGATTATGAGGAAGATTCCCTCATTCCTTTCTTTGCCGGAACTTAGGTTCGAGAAGTTTATGAAGCTCGATGAGTTAGGCATTACCTTTCATAAGAAGCCTTATAACATCGCACCTGGCTGGATAGCGGTTCACGGCGACCATACACCTATCAAGTCACAGGGAGGGCTCTCAGCCCTTGAAGCAGCCCGTAGGCACGGCAAGAGCGTTATCTCAGGTCATACTCACAGGGCAGGGCGTTCGTCCTTCTCAGAGGCTTCTGGAGGCCGTATTGGGCGTGTTTTGCATGGTGTCGAGGTTGGTAATCTTATGGATTTTAGCAAGGCCAGTTATACGAAAGGCTCTGCCAACTGGCAGCAATGTTTCGGCATCATGTATGTCGAGGGCAAGAACGTTCAGGTAGATTTAATTTACATCGAGAAGGACGGGACATTCGTGGTCTCAGGCAAGCGCTATGGACGACCTAGATAACGACCTCGATCGAGACATCGATGATCACATGGACGATTTAGAATTGTTACCGTTTCGTTATCTCAATCTGACAGGCTTAGCCTAAAAATCTGCCATTCTTGCTTCATCGGGCCAACAAACCGATAAGGGAGCAATATGTTCGATCCATCATTAGGCGATGTAATTGCCATGATTGTCTTATCCGCACTATATTTTCATCTAGGCCGTACAGTCGGCATTCGCGTGGGATATCTCAAGGGCCGTAAAGCCGTTCGTGATTACTACGAGACGAAGGAAAGGGTGCGAGTGTGAAAGCAAGTGAAGTCTTATTATCAGCTACTGACATCATTGGAGACCGAGGAAGAATTTATGGTCATCCTCGTATCAATCAAACTCGAATCGCATTACGACTCCAACAAATGCTTGAAACACCAATCTCAGACCATCAAGCGTGTCTGGCGATGGTCGAAGTCAAGCTCGCACGTCTGCAAGAAACCGCTGACCATATTGACTCCTATATCGACGCTTGTGCGTACCTCGCTTTAGCATGTGAACTAATTACAGAAAGGGATGAGCAGTATGTTTAATCTTGAAGATTACGAAGACGTTGCAACCTTGAACCGATGGTTTATTGAGAATTTTCCTATGGGAAGATCAAATCTGATTACTGAAATGCATGATCCGGACAAGGGTTATATTCGAGTAAAGGCCGAGATATACAGAGACATTACTGATCCGAACCCAGCAGTTACTAACGTGGCATTTGGCGCTCGCGATTTATATAATAGAAACATGGCTCGTTATTATGTAGAAGATACATTTACCTCAGCGCTAGGAAGAGCGATTATATTGCTCAAAGGATCAAATAAGACCGCTACACGCGAAAGCATGGAGCAGGTATCGGCAGGCGTTGAAGAAGTAGCCAAGGCTAAGGCAAAGATGGCAGAGACATCCGGCACTTATATACCAGTAGTAAAGGAAGAAGATCCATGGACTATCAAGCCAGCGACTATGCCGCCCACAATGGGGGAAGCTGTTGCCACGGTGAAAGAGATTATTGGCGGCCAGACCGAGAAGGATATCCCTCGATGCCAACATGGCGACATGATCTGGAAAACCGGACAGACTAAAGCTGGTAAGCCATGGGGACACTTCAAGTGCCCTTATGCAGTAACTGGCGAACTGACTCGATGCCCAGCGCCTAATGATGTTATTTGGTACGAGATCAATAAAGAAGGCGCATGGCAGCGCCAGAAGTTGCGTGCGTAATGAACGGAGTCCAGGAGTACACGTTCACAGTTTATTCAGGGGTAAGTAATTGCACCTACTGCGATCTATTTACACATGTAAACGAATGGGCAACGCCAAACGGTGCTTATCTGGTGTGCCAGCAATGCGAGATTACTAAACGATTTGGAGAACACTAATGGGACGCTTGCAGTTTATGAACCAAGACGGGGAATGGGAGTCATTCCCAACAGAGGATGAGATTCATCGATCAAAGGAAGTTATAGCAATTCTCGAGGAGTTCACGTTTACCACTAGATGCTGTTTATGTAATGAGGCAATTCCTTACAAAGACATCAAAGTAAACCTTAAAAGTAAGAGTTGGTCATGCTCTAAGTGCCACGCGGTCAATGGCCTCACAAAGCCGTAAATATCGAGGATTCTCGACTGAGCGTGTAGTCGCCCGTTACCTATCGGAATGGTGGCCACATGCAGACATCGGTCGAGGGGCTGGAAAAGATATAACACATGTCCCGTTCGACATGGAGGTTAAAGCTAGATCGGCGTTCCAGCCTAAGGCGTGGATCGATCAGGTCACAAAGAGAGCAAGCAAAACTGGTGACTTGCCACTCGTAGTTAGTCGATTGAATGGCCAAGGGGAGAAGAGTCCACAGGATTACCTGGCATTTATGAGATTAGGTGATCTGGTCGATCTATTGCTCAAAGCCGGATACGGTGATTTTAAGGGCGATATTGGTACACTTGAACCTGATAGATGCACACAATGTGGATCATGGATATTTAAGGATGTGCCATGCCGGACATGCCAGAAATAATGCATACATGCTTATGCGGTTATTCGCTTAAAGCTGCATCAAGTTTCCTAGACCAGATAGAGATCAGCAAAATGATGCTAGGCCACATTCAGACGATGCATCCAGAAATTGGTGAATAATGCCTACCTATGAGTTCGAATGCGATAACGAGAATTGCGAAAGTAATGCCAGGATTGAGGAATGGCGTTCAATCAACGAGCCGCATGATCTCGAATGTCCCTTCTGTGGCTCACCAATGCACAAAGTTTATTCATCAGTAGGAGTTAGTTTTAAGGGATCAGGTTTCTATAGTACGGACAATCGATGAAAGACACGCATCTGAACAGGACTTTTACTAACCTCCTTGACATGTCTGGTACTCTCAGGGCTAGAGCCCATCAGGGGCTCAAGGCGGCCCCGGTAGGGAGAGGCCGCAAGGTAGCCATCGCTATTGGGATATCTCTATCTATGGCAATGCCCCTAGATGCACAG